TTCGTTGGTTGTTACAGGTGCAGACACCTGCCGGGCTTCGGCCTGTTCGGCCAGCGCTAAATTGGTCATGACTACCTCAGTAAGTAATCTGAATGGCTGGGACTTTCTTCTGATGGATCAGGATGATCACGGCCTTGGCGCAGGCTTCGTCGATTCCGGCAGCGACCATTGCTTCCTGAGCCTTGAGGCATACCGACTTGATGTGCGCCTTGTCTGCTTCACGTGCCGCTGCCTGACGGTTCATTTCGTCCGCTGCGGCGTTGGCCCGGGCGATCTCGGCCAGTCGTGCACGCTCAACGGCTTCTGCTTGGCGCTGCTCGGCGTCGACACGTTCCCGCTCGGCGCGCTGGGCGGCGGCAATACGGTCCGATTCAGCTTGGAGGCGTTGGCGTTCTGCCTGCTCTTCGGCCAGGCGCAACTGCAGGGCCTGATTAGCGGCGGCCGCCTCGGCATCGCGGGCTTTCTGGTCGGCATCACGTTGAGCCTGGGCGGCTTGATCGATCAGCGCTTGCTCGCGTCGGGCTGCGGCGTCGCGCTCGGCCTGCTGCTCCTGAGCAACGCGCTGACGCTCCAGTTCTACAGCTGCGTCCTGTGCAGCGCGGATGCGATCTTGCTCGGCACGTTCTTCTGCTTCACGGCGCAGGCTTGCTAGTTCCGCTTGCTCAGCCTCGTAACGCTGAAATTCCGCAAGGAGTGATCGGAGCGCCTTTAGTGCGAGGTCCTTTGCGCCGCCAGCCTCAGCCTTGAATTCCTCCCACTGATCATCAATCGCAACTGCTTCAGCCTGATCAATCAGGCCTTGGACATGTGAGGATGTGTCGCTGGCGAGATTCAGAGGAAGTCCGCGCAACCATTCGAGCCTGTCGTTGTGCGCATCAATCCGCGCATCCTCGGCTTTTTCCCACTCAGTAAGTGGCTGGCGGGTGGTGTCACGCAGCGCATCCATCGAGTTCACGAATTCGCGCAGCTCGGCCTCGACAACCTTTGGCATTTCCTTGAGGCGCTTCAGATACTCGCGGCCCGGCTTCTCGACGGCGGCTTTGGACTTGCTGACCTTCGCGGCCAAGCTGGCGATGCGTTCACGACCCTTGCGACTGGTCAGGTCGGGCACTTCAACGGTGACCTCAGCCTTCACTGCTTCGAGGAACTGATTCAGGCCGCCAGCTACGTAAATGGCCGGCGCGTTATCCGCGCTGATGTCGTCGATGGTGATGATTTGCTGTGCTGCAGACATGACTATCTCCACGCGCCATGCCGTTGCCGGGGCGCTGCGATTGAATGGGGTGGGGGTTAAGAGGTGAGTTGCGAGGCGTACGAACTGGCAAGCAGCCAGAGGGTGAAGACGAGTAGGGCGGTCGCGCTGCCCCGCCAGTATGCGATTCGTCGCGCTTGCTGGCGTGTCACTGGCATGGCGTCGGCCTCGGCATTGGTCGGCGCTTCAGCCAGTCGGCCTTGATCGGATGCTTCAGATCGGCGACGAGCATGGCTCGGGTCAACTGAACGACGCCGCGAACCTGAACTCGTTGCTCGGCGTCTTCGACCTGTTCATCGATCAGCGATTTCACGATTGCGTTGCTCATGCCGCTCTCCTTGGCCGACGAGCAACCGCCCGGTTCAGCCTTTCGCAGTAATGGTTGAATTCTTGAAGATTGATTGCCTCGTTGGTGTAGAGGCTGGTGATCTGATGCTGGACAAGCGCTTCGAGCATCGGAGGGCAAAGTGCGTCGTCGATGCCTTCGAGCGCCATGTCGATGAGTACATGAGGGCTCACAGGTCCGCATCCTCTGCTTGCGCTTCAAGGCCGGCCTCGGCGTGAGGCTCGACCATTTCCGTCGCGATTTCGTAAAGCTTGCCGTCGGGATGCTCGCTGTGACCGAGCAGGCGGCGTGCCATACCTTGGGCAGGGGCGCCGCCGGCTGCCGCAATAACCACCTGGGCGAACATGTCTTCGTCGTCCTTGCCTGCGATCTGGCGATCATTCAGGTGGTCCTGAACCTTGGTCAGGAAGGCATCGTAGCTGACAACGATTGGAACCTGACCTCGGCGCCGGATGATCAGGTCGCAACCACGAACAAGGTTCTCGGCCTTGTCCTCGATCCAGCGTGCTGCCGCTTCCTCGAATCCGGAGTCATCATCCGGCTGCATGTTGTCCCAGCGGGCTTGCGATCTTGCTAATGCTGCATTCATGGTGATGACCTCCAGATGAGGGGTTAGAATTCCGATTTACTGCAATCGTGATCTTCGTTACTGAACTGGTGAGCGTTGGTGAACTCGCCACCCTCATGCCCGTCAGCGTGTTTATCGCGACGGTCCTGATACGCGGCGTGCTGACCTGTTCGCTGTTCCTGCCGGCTGGCCTTGCAAGACTTTGAGCAGAAGCGAGCCCATCCGCGCTTGCGGTCAGCTGTCCGCGCAATGAACGGTTGTTTGCAGCGAACGCATGCGTACTCGGCTGTGGCGGCCATGACTCAATCTCCATACTGATTAACCAAACACACGGAACTGCCCACTCACGAACGCGAACGGCCAGATAGGCAGCGGAGAATGGGCAGTGCGGTATGTTCGGTAGGGGTGTAGGCGGGGTGGGGTGTTACGCGGTGGCTTTGGTTGGAGCCTTTGACTCAAGATCGGCCAGCTCTTTTTTGAGGTTGTCGATGCGCTTCACTCGCTGAGCGTCCGCCTCTGCTTCGTATTTTTCGATCACTGCCTGAGGAATTACGACTCCTTGGATCTTCTGCCAGCAGGCCAAAGAGAATGAGCCGCGCTTATCCGCCAGGTACAGCGCCGACTGTTCGTCGCACGCGGATTGCGCAAGAGTCAGGGCCTCGGCATAACTGCAGGTCGGGAATACCTGCTGGCTTCCACCGCTACCATCGCGGTACGTGTGAAGTCGATATTCAAGGTCGCCATCGGAATAGCCGTACAGCGAAAGCAACTTGATTCCTTTGATCTCAACCCGGCCGTAATCCCGCTCTTCTTCGTAGATGCCCTTGCCGCCATCCCACTCAAATATCTCTGGCGAATAGCCCGAGACGAATATGTGAGTGACCTGCCCAGACATGACCTTTTTCAACAGACTGAGCGAACCTTCGTCAGCCTTGTCTACGAACTTGAACAAAGCATCTGCATGATGCTTGGCCTTGTCCTTAATCATGCTCAGGCGCTGGTGCTGCTGGTTGATCTGTTGCTCCAGATCCTTCCGGCTCTTCTCGTACCGCAGTTCAAGCTCCCGCAGGTTCTTTTCCTTCCACGATTCCGCTGGCGCGTCATGCAGACTCTTGACCACGAAGTTCTCGCCGCTCGGGATTTCCTGCCCGGCGCTTACGAAAATCTCTTGGACGATTGTTTGCTGGGCGTTCAGTTTGCCGACGACGAGAACCTTTTTGCCGTCGCCCGTGTACTTGATGTCACTCATCGCAATCTCCTATTGCTCGCTCACTGGGAAGGCAGTGGCTACCTATTGAATGGGGGTGCCGGTCTATTCCCGGCTGTCACGGCGCTTGTGCCAGATCAAGGTAGCTCGCCAATACCAGGTTGGCGCTGACCCTGCGCAATGCGGGTTGAGCTATTCGCCGAGTGATGCAGGTGGGCGGTTATAGGCCGCGTTTTCGTCCGCATCCCGCTGCACACTCTGTGAATGCGCAGGAGGATGGTTCAGGGGTTGGCTTTCTCAGCCGCTTCAAACTCGCTTCCTAGGATTTCCGTCATAACCTCGGAAGGCGTTGCAGAAGTGCTGACGTAAATGCATTCAGGCGCTACCACTTGGCGATAGCTGGAGAAAAACAACTTCCCACCGCCTGTCCTCGGTTGATTTCCCGTCTGGCCCTGTCGCCAAGGCCAGCCAGTGAAATCTTTCCCATTGCCGCCGGGATGGCGGGGCGCACTGCTTTCCGGGTCTTTCGTGCCTACTGGGCTAAACGGTTAGGGCATTTCGCCATTGATCAGCCGTACAGAGTTTTCCCTGTCGTTGGCAGCCTTTCGGGGCTGTCTGATCACCGGTCGCCGGTAGAGGCAATGCGGTCTGTTGTTTGTTGCGCAGACTGTTAAAGAGCGGTTCGATCCGCTGGTCCTGTTTAGGGGCTGTGGCGTCTCGATGGGTGAACATTAGCACTGCTGTTATTAGCTGTAAACAGCACTGCTAATATATTTTCGGATAGGCGTAAAAAAGCCCGCACGAAGGCGGGCAAAGAGGGATCGGTAAATCAGTCTTCTTTCGGGACGGTCCACAGGAGCTGGATAAGGCCATCGTCTCGATGGGCAATGGTCACGTTATCGTTCTCCGCGATCTCGTCCAGAATGCGGTCCCAGTCGGCGGGGTCATCATTTGCCGAGCGCTCCAGAAGGACTGATTTCGACGTCTGGGCTTTGGGAGTATTGATTGCCCGCTGAACGCGCATGCCGAGAAGCTCGTACGAAGACGGTTCTTTCGATGCCAGGGGTTTCTGCTTTGCCATGGGTTACCTCCTTGGATGACTGTATGCATACACAGTAGTTCAAGATGTTTTTCCATGCAATCAGAAAGAGTACAAATGTGCTCTATGGTCGAATGAGCACAAAAAAGCCCGCTCGGTGGCGGGCCTTGGCATGGAAGGGCAGGTACGAGAAGCCCGGCGCTTAAGCAGACTGATTTTTACTCACCAGCGAGAGATAGGTCCATCTCCTGCTGAGTGCCGAAACGTTTTGCAAATTTGGCTTCATATTCAGCGGCATTAGAAGATGACTCGGCCATCTCCAGAATTCTACCCATGTGAATTCGAAGTGCTCGCACTCCAATCTCATTCAGAAATTGGAAAAGCTTCTTTTTCTTCGGGTCTCCATCCCGAAGCGCCCTGAGAAGGTCCAAAACCTTACCGCTACTCTGTGCAAGGGGATAGTAGATATGCTTTCGCGTCAAGTGCATTAGTTTCCACGGCTTGCCGCGTGTTGGAACCGGTATCTTGTATAGACGATGCCACACCAGGTAAAGCTCATTGGGGAATTCTTGCTCGTATTTTCTGGCTTCCTCCTGAACGAAGCTTTTGAAGGCGGCGACTATTTCTTCCCTGGTCCGATCATACCCAGCAAGAGCATAAACGAGTCCCTGAATACCAGCCTTCCCGGAAGCCCCAAGGATTATCCTGGCTTGCTTTGCAATATGCGCCTGGCTCCTCAGGAGCTTTCCATCAGATTCAGCGCTGACAATCGCATTACAAATATCAATTAGTATCGTTACGTCGTAGCCATGAATGGTTGGAGAAGGCGCGCCCGCGCCCGGCGCTACGCCTTGAAAAATAACGGGTGTAGAGAGTTTCTCGCGCAGTTCGTGCCCGACGTAAGGAGATATTTTTTGACCCTTAATAAATACCGGAAATCTGCTCCCTCCTTCCCCGAGGCCGAGAGCCTCCCCCATGCCTCTCTGGCTAATAACTGCCGTCTTGTTCTCGTCATCCAGAACATAGCATTCGACATCGAATCCAAATTCGTCGCGGAAATTACCCTTGTGCGTGGCCTTCATAGGTCTTTCTCCCCAGCGAGCAGCCGCTGCTTTCTTGGCAATTGCTTTTCGAGCTTCCGGAGAGAGAGACTCAGCTCTTGCCTTGCCTCCAGCAGATTTCGATTCATCTTTGTCTGACATGCAAGCACCCCACTTGGTTAGTGCTTGCATGCTACGCTCTGAATACTTTATCAGCAAGCATCATGTACGGCTTATGCTTGCATGAGGCATACCTATAAATCCCCGCCACGCCAAATCACTCGACCAATAATCCGATGCTCATTCACCTCACTGCGCGCTAGCAGCAGATCGGGGTACTCATCTTTGTCCCCGTTGTCGCTGCGGATAATCCAGCTGCCTAAGGGGCTCTGAATCAGACGCTTTACGATGGATCCTTTGTCGTTGCTGGTAAGGACGAAGACGTAGCCGTCCGCCGGCTCAGCGCGAGACGTGTCCACCAGCAACACGTCATGGTCGTTGATCGTTGGCCACATGCTGTCGCCATCGGCGTACATCACAAACAAACTGTCTGCCTTGACGCCTTTGGTGCGCAGCCAATCAAGCTTGAATGCGAGCGTGGCAACTGTTTCGACGTGGGGGTTTTCGTAGCCGAAGCCGGCTGCAGCCCTGGCCGAGTACTGCGGGATGTGGGCGTATCGATCTTCGGTCGCCTCAGCATCACCGCCGACAGGGAATGGCGTGCTGGCGACACTGGCACCTTCAGTCGGAGAAGACGCCGTGCTTGTTACTCGCTTGATTCCGCCAGCCAGAGTAGGACTGATCTTCCACGGTTCTATGTCGAGTACCTCGGACAGCTTTATGAGGGCATCCAGGTTTAGCGCCACCTTCCCATTTAGATACTGGCTGACAGTGCTCTGGGGAGAATTCCAGCCGCATTTGGCCCCGACCTCGCTCTGATTGAGTGTCGGCCGTTCGCCTTTGTCTTTGGATTCAGTGACCTTGCGCAGATACGCCTTCTTGAGGCGTTCGGCATCGTCGAGCTGATCTTGAGTGAGTGGGGTTCGGATAGGTTTGCTCATGCGCGTGATTAAGTAGCACCGCTGTTATTTGTGCAAACAGCAGTGCTAATCCCCTCCTTGTTTTTTACAAAACAGCAGTGCTAATATCCGGGTTAATTAACCGGAGACCGCCAATGAAGACCGTAACCCTTGGGGAGTACCTGGCATTGCACGGCACCCAGAGCGATCTCGCCAAGGCTCTGGGTGTTCAGCAAAGCGCCGTCTCCCAGATGCATCGTTCAAATCGGACCATCACCATCACATTGATGGACGACGGCTCCCTTGAAGCCAATGAAATTCGACCAATTCCGGCGCGCAAATCCGCCGCCTAACCCACTTCCCATAACGCAAGGAGCAACACCATGACCGAAGAGCCACGCATTCCCGAAGAGCCACGACTAAACGAAAAACACGTCAACCAGATCAAGGTTTTGCTGGATGACAAATACGAAGGGCTTTTGGACTACGCCGCCCAGATTCACGGCACGAAGAAGTCAGTCCTGGCCCGCGAAGTTTTGAAGTCCTGGCTTCTTGATCTTGTTGGCAAGTCTATCCGCGACGACCGCGCAGCCTGAAGTGAATCCGTAGGGACCCAGTAGGGACCTCATAGGGACTGGAGGCGATATGCCAGAAGAAAAAGGCATGGAGCTTGGTGAGTTGCTTGATCCAGAGGAATTGAAATTGCTGGAAGCAGAGGCGGCGAAGCGGGGGATGACCCCGGTGGAACTGGCGAAGCTTGGAATCCAGCAAGAGCTGACCAGAAGGACAAGGCCAAGAGCCATGAGCGGGACGATTCAAGCGTTCCGTAAGAAAGACTGAACTGCCGAATTCCAGACACAAAAAAACCACCGGGCCTGGTGGTTCTTTTAACAGCAATTCAACGAGACGAATCATGACAAACATTACCCACATACACAAGTCCCGAGGGTTCACCCGAATGGACAATCAGATTATGGATGGCCTGATGGCTATCGATCTGCCTGGGCGTGAGTTGAAGGTCGCGTTGTACATCGCCAAAGCCACCATCAACTTCGAGGCCGGGGCAGTGCGCATCAAGGCTACCGACGTAGCCAAAGCGACGAACATTCACCCTGACGTTGCCTCCAAGGCTATCAGCCATCTTTTGAAGCGCCGCGTGATCCATCGTGAAGGTGGTTCGCGCGGTGATATCAGCATTTGCGACCCGAAAGAGTGGATGTATTTCGAATGTCCGACTCGGACCATACGGTCTGACTCGGATGATATGAGCCGAGTCGTAAACTTCCCGAGTCAGACCAAAACTGACGACTCCCTTCTTTATACTAAGAAAGAACCCCTATTAACTCTTTCTTCGAAAGAGATTAATGAACCCCCTGTTGAAACTCCTCCGGTTGCCGCCGAGGCGAAGCCATCCCGCAAGACTCCGTTCGGCATGGTCCAGATGCGCGGCTCCAATCCGCACCAAGTCCCTGATCAACTGCTTGTCGACTGGCTGGCCCTGCGCAAGACCAAGCGCGCCACCGTCAGCGTGACCGTGTGGGACGCCCTGAACGCAGAACTGGCCAAGTGCGCTGCTCTTGGCATCACCGCCACAGACGCTATGACAGAGGCCTTATCGGCAGGCTGGCAGGGTTTCAAGGCCGACTGGATTGCTAATCGCCTCGCTCAAGCTGGCCGGTCCCAAGCAGCCGCGTCGTCCACCCCTGATTTCTACAGCACCACCTGGCGTACCGACACGAGTAGTGACCTATGAAACGGGTCGTGCAGTTGACTCGTCAGGCTCAGGCTATGGTCGCAACCGGTGCGAACTCTGCGCCGGCTGTGCAGGCCCCGCTGGGCAATGTCGACGAATCCACTGGTGCCATCGTCGAGAAGATTTTCCGCCAGTTGCAGGCGATCTTCCCTGCATGGAGACAGGCATGGCCGGATGAAGCCTCCAAGAACACTGCCATGCGCAGCTGGACGAAGGGTTTCATCGACGCCGGGCTCAACGACATCGATCAGGTCCGTTACGGCATCGAAGAATGCCGTCGCAGTGGATCGCCATTCGCCCCAAGCATCGGCCAGTTCATTGGCTGGTGCACACCTGGCCCTGAGCGCCTCGGCATGCCGTCCAGTGCGGCTGCGTGGATGGAAGCGCTCATGGCCGTGTACAGCCACGACGGGGTGAAGATCGCCGCAATCGCCACCGGTCTTTTCGATCTGCGCGCCGCCAAGCAGGAAGACAAAGGCCTTCGTCAGCGCTTCGATCACAACTACACGATCGTGATTCGCCGTGCCCAGGCAGGACAGCCACTCGACGGCAAGATCCTGACCGGTATCGGCCATGACAGCCAGAAGACCGCACTCGAACTGGCCGATGAACTGGCCGAACAAGAAAACCAGAACCGTATCGCCAAGCAAGGCATTCCCGCTGACGGCAAGTCCGCGCGTGAGTTGCTGATGGCGAAATTCGGGAAGAGGGCAGCGCAATGACCCCCGCCCAACAAACAACCGTCAACCAGCACAAGTCCGAAGGCTTCACCGTAATCCTCGAAGCCCGGGAGATCGTTCGCCTGACCAAGGGAGCCGACAAGCGCCTGGTACTGCCTGACGGCAGCGTGAAGCGCGGCAATCACATGAATGGACGGAATTCGGTAACTCGGGGGTGTGTATGAGTGACGGACTTGGCGTGACCACACAAACGACCGTCTTCCTTTCAGTCGACAAGCTGGTCAAGGAAATGGATGCCGAAGACATCGGCGGCTTCTGCAGTGCCGTGGCCGAGCGACTCGACAAAGAGTTCAGTCAGCGCGCCTCAGCAGCATTAGAGTTCGCCGGCGGCCTGTCTGAGACCGGCGCGCGCTTCCTCGCTGAGGTAGTCACCAGCTTCTTCCAGCGTCAACCACGGGAGCCTCGCCCATGAAACTCCCCATCCTGATCATCACCGTTACCTTGCTATGCACTGCCGTCCAGATCACTCACCCGGGTGTAGCTGAGAAGCCTGTGCAGGTTTATTCGGGGGTTCTGTTCCGATGAATGCTCATCCGAAATTACCGATGCTCAAGGCGTTCACCGAGTTCATGCGCCGGAAGCCGAAGTCGCTTGAAACCGCGTATGCGCGTGCGTTCGAAGCGGGCTGGCAGGCCTGCGATTCCCGTAGGAGCGAACAAGTGGAAAAAGCGGCCGAAAGCGCCGTGCCGCAAGGGGTTGACTGTAGGAGCGAACGATCATGACCGACTACACAGAATTGAAGCGGCTGGCTAAGGCTGCGACCCCGGGCGAATGGGAGTGCCGCGAAGCTGAAGGCATGGCCGCTATCTGTCACGAGCATGGATGGGTTGCGGATGATTTTAGTGGGCAGGCGCTCATCGACACTCGCTACATGGCCGCCGCCAATCCTGCCGCAGTACTTGAACTGATCGCCGATCTTGAGGCAGAAAGGCAGCGTCGATGGGATGGCAATGAGATCAGCTCCCGCGAGCATGCCGAAGAAGTGCGAAAGCTCAAAGCCGAGAATGAACAGCTTCGCAGGTCGCTGGAGGATTGCTCCGATTCTCTGCACAGCGAAATGCTGCAGAAGTTCGGCGGCCAGTTGCCGGACGATATGCATCCCGTGACGCGCCGCGAATACGACCGCGACATGGCGGAGGTTGCTGGTTATCGCGCGGCCTTGAGGGGTGTCGACCCTGACCTCGACACCCCTGCGGAGGCGCAATCATGAAAATGATCGTGATCCTTTATGCGCTTGACCTGCCGATAGAGCACGAACTGCGCACCTACCTTCGTCGTCGTTGGAGGATGCGCTAATGGGTGAAGTCATCCACAAGCCTCGCCACTTCTGGGCGGCTGGTTCTGCGCGAATCCGCGACGTCTTCAAGCTGGCCTACCTGTTCGCCTTTGAGCTGTCCGCCGCCACTGCCGTAGAAATCATTGTCCGCCCGGTCAAGAGCCGCCGCACCCTGGAACAGAACGCCAAGCTCTGGGCCATGTTGGGTGATATCTCCCGCCAGGTTGAATGGCCGGTGAACGGCGTCATGCAGCGCCTCGATGCCGAGGACTGGAAATCGCTGATGACCGCTGCCGCCCGACAGGAAGTGCGCATGGCTGCCGGTATCGATGGCGGCGTCGTGATGCTCGGCGTCAGCACCAAGCGCATGACCGTCCGCGAACTGGGCGACGTGATCGAGTGCATGTATGCGTTCGGCGTCGACAAAAACATCGTCTGGAGCGAGCCGAAAGGGCAGATGCCAGAGTCATGGGAGGCAGCAGCATGAGCCATCAGTTCAAAGCGGGCGATCTGGCGCTGATCATCAACTCCATTAAGCGCCCTGAGAATGTCGGAAGGTCATGCGATCTGGTGGCATTCATGGTTCCCGGTGAGCGTCTGGAGTTCAATTTTGATGGCTTCAAAACTATCACCCATATAGGGGAGAGCCCGGCGTGGCTTGTAGCTGGGAATGACGTGGTGGGCAGTAACGGAAAATCAGGATTCGCGCTTGTGCGTCCCGCTAACTTGATGCCCCTGCGCGACAGCTTCGCTCCCGAGCAAGCCAAGTCCCGCGAGGTGACCGCATGAAGACCCTCAAGGCCCTCATTCGGGTCGCCTCATGCTTCGCCGCAATGATGGAATACGCGGCGCTCGAACCATCAACGGCCCAGTTCCAGATCGGAGGTGGACTGTGATCGGACAGGCAGCCAAGAAGTCGCCACCAGCACGCAAGAAGAAGACCTGCGCCAATCCCGTCTGCGATATCCAGTTCGTACCGGCGCAGCTCGGGCAAAAGGTCTGCGGCTGGGCATGCGGCCTGGCCATTGCCCCGGCGAATCAGGACAAGGCGCGCAAGGCCATTGAGCAACGCGAGCGTAGCGAGATCCGGGTTCGCAAGGAGAAGCTGAAGTCGCGCGGTGACCACATGCGCGAAACCCAGCAGGCATTCAACGAGTTCATTCGGTGGCGCGATCAGCTGGCCGGGCACCTATGCATTTCCAGCGGCAAGCCATTGGACTGGAGCGGCAACGCGGTCGATGCAGGGCATTACCGCAGCGTTGGCTCGGCTCCGCACCTCAGGTTCGACGAACGCAATTGTCACGCTCAGAGCAAGCAGGACAACCGGTTCCTGTCGGGCAATGCTGTGGATTACCGGATCGGCCTTATCGCGCGCATTGGTCTGGAAGCGGTCGACGCGCTGGAGTCGGATCAGTCAGTCCGCAAGTACACCATCGAGCAGCTGCAAGAGCTCAAAGCGCATTACCGAGCATTGGTCAGAGAATTGAAGGGGAGAGCGGCATGACTTATCGAAATGTGGTTTCCGCAGTAGTCCGGGCTTTGGCCGCCGAGACGATCAACAGCGCGGGCGGGTGTGACTTTGAGCCAAAGGTACAAGTCGCTAAGCAGAAGGGGGAGATAGTCGGCAAGGAGGCCGCCTTCCTCACTGATTGCTGGGTGTTCGGTCGGCTTCACAAATCTTTGTCACCGGCACACTGGCGCGCCTTGGTAGCGAAGTTCTCCACGCATACAGATCGCAAACATTCCGCGATCACCGAGCTGACCAAAGCTTTGCGCTCGCCCGCACCGGAGCGATTCCGTCATTGCGCAATCGTTACCTGGGCGTTGCCCAAACTACCAGGCGTGGAGGGCAAGCGGTCCACAAATGTGCTCCCGGCTGGGTGGTACGAGATGGACAACTGGTCCAACGAGCCGCACCCGATCAAGACTCAAGAGCGGTGGCGCCGGGATATTCGTAAGGCGCTGGAGAAGGAGGTCGACAACGCATTGGTCGAGGCTCAGCACGTACTTGAAAATGAAGGCCTTCTGATGGCGGAATGTGCTTGACGGATACTGAGCCATTGAGCCAGTATCTGCCCATCCTGTCATTCCTGCGCACTTAGGGGAATGACCCAAGAAGCCCGGCCTAACCGCCGGGCTTTTTTGTGGGCGCAGGAAAACTCAACCAACCGAGGAATGCCGTATGCGGAAACTCACCATGTTCCTGGGCTTTGCGCTTGCCGCATGCCTGTCCTGCTTCTCCATGTCGGCACTGGCTCAGCCTGTCGCTTACGCCTACCGATCTGCTGTCGCTCTGGCCGAGTTGCCGGGTGTCGCGCTCCGGCGCATGGAACTGACCCTCGTCATGTGGCGAACGGGTAGCTCACCCTCTGAAGACTCCCTGAAAAGCAACCTGCGCGCATCCAGCAATCACTTCGTCATGGCATCGACCAAGCCCGAGCCCGACGGCATCGGCGTTGGCGCCGGATTGTCTTACTGCTGAATACGCCTGGTAGCACTTGAAAAAGCCCGGACACGTTTCGGGCTTTTTTGTATCTCAGAGGAAAGCCGCTACCCAGTGGATGCTTTCCCGGACGTACAGACGTTCCCCTTATTCAGCTCACCCACATCCATCGCCCCAAGCTGGAGGTGCTGGTGCAGCCGACTTGCTTTGAAGTGACTGGGCCCAATTAGGGCCTCAACAGTTTCCTGCGTTGCTCCTGCGCTTTGCCCGTTTCCCTGCGGGCGTTTTTATTCTTGGAATGCCCTATGACCGACGTATCCCGCATCGCAGACAGCACGGTGTTCAAAATCGTCGTGCCCGTCCTGCAGACCATCCTGTCTGCTGCTGCGATTGGTGCGTTCGTGTATGTCGTAGGCTCGCTCTCGACGCTCCAGACCACCCTGAACAGCTACCAGACCAGCCAGGCGCTTCTCTCTGCGCGAGTGGATTCGCTGGAGCGCTCCCGAGAGTCGAGTGACAAGTTCATCGACACGCTGCGCACTTCCGACCAGAAACAGGATTACCGCATCGACTCGATCGCCGAAATCATCAAGTCGTTCGGGCGGCCTAAGTGAGGTTCGCGCTGGTCCTGATGTTCATGCTGGCTGGTTGCGCCCCAAAGGATGTCGTCATCCCGCAGCCTCAGATCAAGAACACCACCGTCTACCGGTATACGTCCACATCCTGCGAATCCAGCAACAGCTCAGAACTGCGCCGCGTGACGAAGAGTCGTGACGAGTGGAGACGGTACGCTGAGCGAATAGAAAAACTCCTACCCCCGGACGCGACCCATGTCACTCATCCCTGAATGGCGTAAGGCCTGGAAGCTAACCAGCGTTCAACTGGCCGTAGCTGTAGCGGTGCTCAATGCGGCAGCGGCGGGGTGGTCCTTGTTCCAGGGCGCGGTAGATCCATTGGTGTTCGCCAGCGTGAACATGGTGCTCGGTATTGCTGTGGCCGTATCTCGGGTGGTGAAGCAGCCGGCGCTGAACGATCCGCCTCCAGAATAATCCGCGCCACGTTTCATGAATCGCCATTTCGTGGCGCGAGACTGATCAAAACATGACCACATCAAAACCACGAATTCAGGTTCAAGACGGAAAGGTCGTCTCAGCAGACAGTCTTTCGAACATGGTTGCCAACATCGGCACCAATCGCGACAAGCGCTCGCACAGTCAATTTGGTTTCGAGTTCGTCAATCAATTCGAGCTTGAGGCAGCGTATCAGTCGAACTGGATCGCTCGCCGTATCGTGGATAAGCCGAACGAAGATGCGTTGCGAGAATGGCGCGCATTCAGCGGCAAGCAGGCCAAGGACATTGCGAACGAAGAGCGTCGCCTGGGCGTGCAGCAAGCCTACCTCGATACGTGCTGCTGGGCTGACCTGTACGGCGGCGCGGCAATTCTGATGGTCACCGGGCAGAACCTCAGCTCACCGCTTGACCTGGACAAGATCAAGAAAGGCGGGTTGAAGAACCTGATCGTGCTCGACCGCTGGGATATTCAGCCCATCGATTTCAACATGACCGACCCGCTCAAGCCCAACTGGATGATGCCCGAGCACTACATGATGGTGAACGGTACCCAGAAAATTCACCACAGCCACATCATTCGTCGCACTGGCGCTCGTCTGCCGCGTCGTATGCGCCTGTTCGAGCAAGGCTGGGGTGACAGTCGCCTTCGTCGTTGCATGTCCGACCTGCGCGATGTGGTGGCGACCAAGGGAGGCATTGCCTCACTGGTACTGGAAGCCAACGTCGATACGATCACCGTGAAGGGCCTCAAAAGCGCGCTTGCCAGCCCGCAGTGCGACAACGTCACCGAACGATATCGAATGTTCGGCATGATGAAGTCCATTGTGAACCTGGGGCTTCTTGATGCTGAGAGCGAAGAGTTCGACCGCAAAAGCATCACGTTCTCCGGCCTCAGCCAGATCATGGAGCAATTCATGGTGTGGACTGCCGGCGCTGCGGAAATGCCTGTCACCGAATTGTGGGGGCAGTCAGCCTCTGGACTTAGCTCTACCGGTGAAGGCGATCTGAAGACCTATCACGGAACGATCAAGGGCAAGCAGGACGGCCAGATGCGGCTGGACCTCGAAGCGCTTGACCAGGTGCTGATCCGGTCCGCTCTGGGCTCATATCCGGATGACATCGAGTTTGAGTGGAACCCACTTGCTCAGACGTCCGGCATCGAACAGGCGCAAGAGGACCTTGCTGACGCCCAGGCCGACGCGCTGCACATTGAGAACCGTGTGATTCGCCCAAGCCATGCCATGCGGCGCGCTCAGGCGAAAGGCACCTACGCCATCACTGATGAGCAGATCGCGGCCCAAGAGAAGATCGAAAAGGATCAGGACGATGGCATTGGCGACGACGGCGAAGGCCTCCCCGGTTTCTCCCTTGGCGAAGCTGATGGCGACAAACAAGACGCTGATGGAAAAGCGGCCAAAGAAACCCCGAGGGCCTAAACCGGTCCGGCCGAGCGAAGAAGCGGAGCGGTATTACCGTGGTCAGCTTCGCTCGCTGGTACGCCTGATGGCTGGTGAGCTCGTTGCAGCGCTTGAGCCTGAGCTGAAGCGGTTAAAGCCGCAGTACATCGCGGACAGCGCTGTGACACTTGATGGCAGCTGGACTGATGAAATCCTCAAGGCAATTCGTGGCGTATCGCAGCGCTTCACCTCGTCGTTGTTTGATGCTCAGGTGCAACGCGTTGCAGCGAGCACCATCAGTCGCGCCGAGGCCGATAACGCCGAAGACTTCCGCAACTCGATCAACAAAGCCGTAGGTATCGATTTCCAGTTGATCACCAAGCCCAAGGGCATGACCGATTACCTGGAAGCCTCCGTCGCCGAAAACGTCAACCTGATCAAGTCCGTCAAGACCGAGTATTTCCAGAAAGTGGAAACGATCGTGTTGGGCGGTATGAAAGGTGGCGCCGCTCCATCGGTCATTGCCAAGCAGATTCAGGAGCAGACGGGCATCACCGCTCGCCGCGCCAAGTTGATTGCGCGCGACCAGATGTCTCAGATCAACGCCGACCTGACAGAGAAGCGACAGGCTGCCGCGGGGATTGAATTCTATAAGTCAGAAGATGCCGGCGACGTTCGCGTTTCTGGCAACCCCGCTGGCAAATACCCCAACGCCAAGATCAGCTGTTACGGAATTGCCCGTCAGGACATTGGCTATGGACCTGGCGTGTACAAGGTCGGTGTCGGTGCTACATGGGCGGGGCAGTCTGGACTCAAACCAGGCAAGCACCACGTCCTCTGCCGCTGCTCCGCAATCGCCATGATTGAAGGCGTGAACTACTTCCCCGAAAAAAGCGGGTAACCCATGCAAAGAATGACCCTCGACGAGACGTTCGCGCCTACGTCTCGCACGCTCACGCCTGAAGGTTTCCTGTGCGTGAAAGGGATTGCGGCCCGAACTGGCGTGTATCAGTACCTGTCGAGCGAGCTTGAGCTGGATGGCCCTGAGCGCATCGTCAACGTGTACCGCTCGCCTGAAGAGGTGTTCTCGCCTGAGTCCATGGCGACCTACCTGCACAAGGACGTCACCAACGGCCATCCGAAGGATCTGGTTGATTCGACCACCTTCCGCGAAGTCTCCGTGGGCCATGTGCGCGGCGTTGAGCGCGACGGCGACAACCTCGTCGTCGACATGATCATCAAGGACCAGTCGGCCATCGACGATATCCAGTCAGGCAAGGCTGAGCTTTCCCCCGGCTACCTGGCCGAGTACGTGTTTGCCCCAGGCATCGCCCCGGACAACACCCCCTACGAATACGAGCAGCGTGACATCCAGATCAACCACAACGCGGTTGTAGAAGCAGCACGGGCCGGAAAGGTCGCCCGTATTTTTGATCACAAACCGAAAGGTATACCTACTATGGCGACCCGGAAGCTCTTTCTGGACTCCAAAAAAACCCTCTCCGTCGTGCTTGATGAGGAACATGCAGTGATCGTCGAGGACGGCATTGCGAGGCTCATGAAGGCTTTCGATGACGCAAATGACCGTGCCGACAAGGCCGAAGCCACCAAGGACGCTGCCGAAGAGGAGTTGGAAGAGGCCAAGAAGGCAACTTCCGACGCCGCTATCGGCCTGCGCGTCAAGTCCACCCTCGACACCATCGCGCTGGCCGCCAAGGTCGTGAAGTCATTCGATGCCAAGGGCATGGTCTCTCCGCTCGAAATCAAGCGTGCCGCCATGGCACAGCTGAAGCCGACCCGCGACTGGGCTACCAAGTCCGAAGCCTATGTGCTCGCCGCATTCGATGCCGCCGCTGATGAAGCGGACGAGAAGGATGACGACGAAGACGACAAGTCGAAAACCAACGACAGCCTGACCCAGTTTGCCAAGGACGCCGCCAAGGTGCCGAAAGCAACCACTGACGGCTCCGATGCCTACAACGCATTCCTGCGAGGTGAAAAGTAATGGCCACCGCTTTTGATACGTTCGGCCAGTACGCTGGCAAAGCCTTCGAAGGTCAGATCAATGACCTGTCCATGGCTGATGTGACCTCGGGTGTAGCTGAAGTGGCTATCCCTTTCGCCCGCGCGGTGGTGTCCGGTACTGCATCCAAGCGTGATGCGCTCCCGGGTGCCGGTGCTGGCTTCTTCCTCGGCATCTCCGTTCGCAAGACTGTCGGTGTCAGCTCCAGCTACATCAGCGGCCAAACCGTGGACAACGGCAACGCTGTCGGCGGCTACCGCATCAACGAAGAAACCAGCCGTGTCAGCCACGGTCGCGTCTGGGTCAAGACTGTCGACGGCGCAACCGTTGGTGCTCAGGTCTACGCCAAGCCAACAACTGGCGAGCTGACCAACGCGACCACTGCCGGTAACCACCTGCTCCCAGGCTGCACCTTCCTGACCGCTGCGGCGGCCGGTGAGTTGGCACTGATGCAAGTCAAGGCCATCAACCCAACCACCATCGCCGCGTAAGGAGCGAATACATGAGAACTATGGACGCAGCGGCCCAGGCGCAACTGGGCTTTCTGGTCGGTAACCTGACCTTTATCGAGCAAGAGGTACTGCGTCAGCCGTACCCAGAGATTCGCTATCCGACCCTGCTCAACGTCGACACCTCGGCGCCTGACTACATCGAGTCAATCGGCTTCAAGGTCCTCGACTACAAGGGTGAACCCGCACCGATCGGTGATCTGTCCCACGACTTCCCGCTGGCTGAGATCGCATCGAAGGTCGGCGGCGTGGATGTTGTTCAGGCTGGCCTGGGCTACACCTACACCCAAATTGAAGTCGGCAAGGCCATGGAAATGGCGAACGCTCAAGGCTTCGGTGGCGCGATCAACTACCTGGCCGAAAAGCCAATCGCCACCCGCACCCTGACCGAGCAATGGCTCGACCGCGTAGCCATGATCGGTGATCCGCGCTGGCCTTCGCTGACCATCGGCGGCCTGATCCGCTACCCAGGGGTCCCAGTCCTCGCCACGGGCACTTTGCTGGGTGGCGCGAACAAGACCATTGCGCAGATCCTCGCTCAAGAGCCTGATGACGCTGCTCAGCAACTGCTGAACTTGCTGAACAACCTGATCCTTCAGGTTTACTCGGTACAGACCAACAGCATCTTCCGTCCGACGCACATCCTGATGCCGCTGGTTCAATACGGCCTGCTGACCACGTTCCGTATCCCGAACACCTCGGAAACGTTGATCAGCTATCTGGAGCGTGTACTGCGCATCACCTTCGAGCCTGTTCTGCAACTCAAGGGTGCTGGTGTCGGCGGCACTGATCGGATGATGGCTTACACCAAAAATCCTCAGTTCGCCAAGTTCCACCTGCCAATGCCGTTCACCCTGAACGCGCCCATCCCGTCTCACGGTGGCTTGCGCTTCGAGGCTGCGGGCGTGGTTCGTACCGCTGGTACCGAGCTGCGGGTTCCGATGTCCCACGCCTACGTTGATGGCATCTAAGGGGGTCTCATGACTTCGAAGAAGGTTTACACCAACATCAGCGCCAATCCGGTGTTCCTGTCGGACGGCAGCTCGGTGGGCGTCGGCGAGCAGACCACTGACGAGCAATTCGAGCTCGCCAAGGGTTCGTTCTGGGAAGAACACGGCGTGCTGGTCTCAGGTGCGCCTGAAACCGCTCCCGAGAACAAGGCGCAACTCGATGAGCTGCGTGTCGAGAACGCCAAGCTGAAGGAGGACCTGTTCAATGAGCAGTCCAGCCGCCAGAAGCTGGAATCGGACCTGAAAGACCTACCCGGTCAGTTGCAGGATGCTCAAGCCAAGCTGATTGACGAACAGGCCCGCTCTCAGAAGCTGGAATCGGACCTGAAAGCGGCCCTGGCGAAAAAGTAACTGCTCGCCCTCATCGCTGGGGGCGTTTCAGGAGTTTGTTCAATGGCAACGCTCACCAACGTCTCCAGCCACATCATCCCGCTTGGCGGTTTAACGCTCCAGCCGGGAAAAGAGATTGAAGACTTCGACGAAGGCGACGCCGAGAAGCTGAAAAGCAGCCTGTTCTACAGAGCTGGCTGGCTGAGGATCGAACCAACGGCGAAAGCTGAGTAACACCAAATAGCCCCGCACTCGCGGGGTTTTTCCTTCTGGAGACTGCAAACCGTGGCCGAACTGACAATTGAAGTGACGCCGGCGATCATTGCTGATTTCCGGGCGTTCTACCCTGAATTCTCTGACAGTGCCGTCTGGTCTGACGCTCAGATCACCAAGGCGCTGTACATCTCGCGTGGCGAATTTGGCGGCTGTGGCTGTGCCGGATGGGGGGATTACAAGCCCTATTCGTTCCTGCAGCGCGGCTGGTTCGCCCTCGCGGCGCATTACCTGACATGGCTCAAGGCAACAACCGATGCCACGACAGCAGATGGAAGCGCCTCAACACCCTACGCGCAGGCCAGCAAGAGCGTACGTGACGAATCTGTGTCCTATGCCATTCCAGAAGCGAACGCCTCTCTGACGACGTGGGAAGCGGCTCTTGCGCTGACCCCGTACGGGCTGGAATACCTTCACCTGCGCTCGCGGGCTGGCATGGGAGCGATCTGCGTATGATCAAGCCCACCGTCAGCCTCATCAACAAGCAGCAAGTCGAGCAGGCCATGAAGTCTCTCGCTACGAGACTGGAAGGCGCGACACGCGTACTGGTCGGTGTTCCCGTAGGTGCGGGCAGTTACGAGGACGGCAATACCATCGCCACCATCGCCGCAGTCAACAACTTCGGATCGGAAGACGGCCACATCCCCGCGCGACCTTTCCTGGCGCCCGCTATCGACAAAGGCGCGCCGCAGTATCGCCGCCTCGCGCAGATCATGCTTCCCAAGGTGCTGAGTGGGGACATGACCATGCTCATGCTCATGAACAAGATGGGCAATTTGGCGCAGGATCATGTGAAGAAGGAAATCATCGATCTGCGCGTTCCGGCCAACGCCGCATCCACCATCGCCAAAAAAGGCGCAGACAACCCGCTGATCGATACGGGCAATGCTGGGTTGCTTGGCTCGATCCGCTACGTCATTGACGACAGCGCGGAAACTCCAGAAGAGGGCTTGTAATGGGCCTGAACATGCGCGGCCACATCAGCGGCCCCTTCATCACACACAAGGGGGTCGAGCTCAACCGCTACGCCAGTGCCGTGGTGGATTTCGAGCAGAAGCTAACGCTCATCTACTTCGGCACATTCGACGCCAACGTACAGCCGGTCAGCGACAAGGAAATCGAATTCTTCCAGATCGGCGCGGAGCGCATCAACGACGTTCGCGTAATTCACCGCAACGACGGCAAGGGCATCGAGGTTTCCACCGCCGGAAAACTAGCTGACATCTTGGTTTTCGCCGAGACGCCCGATAAGCCGGCCACCTGGTGGAAGTCCATCGCGACCGATTACCGGCCCTGGCACAACTTCTGCCGGTCGGTGATAGCCAAGCTCGACCCGGAAGAGATCGCGAAGCTGGAGGGCCAGGCCAATGCTTGACACCAAAGCGCTGTGCAAGGCGGTATGCCGAATCGTTGTCGCGGCCACAGGGTTGCCTGCTGATCATGTGATCGTCGGCGATCCCGGCGGGCCCTCGCCTACAGGGCCGTATTGCGCGGTGCGCTTACAAAGCCCAGAACAGTTCGGCCAGGCCTTCACCAGTCAGCGCAATGTCCCAGCGCTTGATGATCCGCAGTACGAGGACGTCATCGCAAGGGTGTCCACTCAGTTCACGCTGGGCTTCAGCATCAATTTTTATCGCGCAGGTGCTGTTGCTTACGCGGCCGCCATGAGCGAGGCGAACAAGCGCGACCCGATCAAGGCCCTGCTGAGCGTTGCAAAGCTCGGATGGTCTCGCGTCTCCGCAGTGAACAACCTCACCGGCCTCTATCAGGCGGCGATGGAAGAACGAGCCCAGCTCACCCTCTACCTCTACGGCGAATCCATCGCAGAAGACCGCGTGCAGCGGATCTACCGCGTCGGCCTGTCCGTGCAATCCGAACAATCTGGCGCGATAGCGCAAGGGGAAGTAAATGGCTTATCCGGCTGAAAGCATCATTAACGTCAACACGCTGATCAGTTCAGCCGGGCTTGGAACTGCCAACTTCGGCGCGGGCATGGTGTTTGCTGATTTCGACTCATCCAGCGATGCCACCTTCGTGGAAGGCAGCTACCGCGACTACGGCACTGCTGCTGCTGTCGCTGTTGACTTCGACATCGCCTCCGACCCCTACAAGGCAGCGCTGGCGTGGTTCTCGGCGATTCCAAAGCCGAAGACGCTGCGGATCTACCTGCGCATCGAGGAAGACACGCCCATCGAATCGCTGAACGATGCGCTCAATAAGCGAATCTGGTTCTACTGGTTCGAATTCGAAACTGGTATCCGGGCCAACGATGCCGACGTGCTGGCCCTGGCATCGGCTGGCGATGCTGCCGGCAAATTCTTCGCTTACACAGCAACTCAGTCCACGGTCCGCGACCCCGCCATCACCACAGACATTGCAAGCAAGGCAGTTACGCAGGGCTCGCGCCGCATGTTTGTGGCAAGCCATGCGACAGCGCTGTATGCGGGCTTCGAGATTGCTGCCGTGTTCAGCCGAGTTAATTTCGATGCCGCGAACTCCACCATCACTGGTGAATTCAAAAAGCTGCCTGGGATTGACGCTGAGGATCTGACCGCAACCGCCTATGCCGCCATGAAACAGAAAGGGGCGGTGTTCTACACGCTCGTAGAGACCGGCGGCGAGAAAGACGTAGGCCGCATCATCAACTCGAAATCGACGTCGACCTACGGCGAATTCATCGACGACGTGTTCAACCTGGATGCATTCGTCAACTACCTCACCATCGGCCTCTACAACGCGCTGACCAAGGTGCCTACCAAGCTTCGCCAGACGCCGGCGGGCCAGCAGGTTCTGATTGATGCGGCCTCGCAGATTGGCGAGAAGTTCATCGACAACGGTTACCTGGGGGCTCGCACCTACACCAGTGATGAAACCGGTGAAGACGTGCTCAGCCGCGGCTATGAGGTCATCACCAAAGCAAATGACATTCTTGATATCACCGATGCCGAACGCAAGGACCGCAAGGCAGCACCGATTGTTATGCGTCTGTTCCGCGCCGGCGCCATCCACACCGTCGACGTTACGGCTCAAGTTGAATAAGGGGCGATAGACCATGGCACTTTCAGATCTCTCTGTAGAAAACACGATCGTCGTTATCACTGGCGTTGGCCTGATCGACGACTGGGGTCGCACTGACCCGCCTTTCACCGTAGAGCCAATCGACGACCAGGCTGTGCTGAGTCGCGGCTTGGGCGGTAACGCGGTCCGCTTCCACCGAAAAAACCCAGGCTTGAGATTGACCCTGAACCTGATGCCGGGCAGCCCGCAAGCGCTCGCGCTTCAGGCCCAAGTAACCGCCAAATCGGAAGTGTCTGGCTCTTACGCCTCGATCGCAGGCCTTGAAGGCGCCGTGTTCTCTGAAGGCGTTATCACGCGTGGCAAGTCCATGGCACGCGGCGGCCCAGGCTTGAACGACGCGACGTTCGTTATGGAATTCAACAAGGACGTAATCGTATGAGTCAGGCCGAATCGCATGTCCGAACGATTGAGCATGACGGCGTGAAATACCGCTTCGCCATGCCAAGCGCCGAGCGTCAGCGTGCCGTTCTGTTCCGCCTCGGCAAATACGGAGTCGAGCCCATGATTCGCGGGCTCGCGCTTGCAGAGGTCGGCGCAAGCTCGTCAGTAGCCGTAGCCGGTGGAATTGTGGGGAGCATGCTTTCCCGCATCCCTGAGGATGATTTCAACTTCATCTGCGACGCCATGCTGGGCAAGCTTTTCATGGATGGCAATGCTACTCCGCTGACGCTCAATGATTTCTCCGGGCGTTTGAAAACGTACTTCACCCTGATGGTGCTGGCCCTGGGCTCGACCTTCGAGGATTTTACCGGACTCCTGACCCTCTTCCAGAGCTCTACCGCTTCAGCCGAGGCGGAGGTTCCGAGTCAGGAGAACGTTTAAACCCGGCAGTTGATTGGGAGCTATGGCGGCCCTGTACCGGAATTCCCGGACTTTGCCCGCCACTGTGCAGCTACAAGGATTTGCAGGACGGCACGCACTCTCTCGGGTGGGTAAAACGCGCCAATCTCGTCATGGATGAAATGATCTACGCCCGCCACCTGGCTGAAGCCAATCGACCGAAATAGCCCCTTGTTTGGGGCTTTTTGCTTTCAAGGAGTAATGCCGTGAAGGTGCTTGAATCGTTCCTCATCGCCCTCGGCATCAAGGTTGACGAAAAATCATTTCAGAAAGCTGACTCTGCTTTCGGTGGGCTGACCAAGACGGCTTTGCAATTCGGCGCCGTGCTGGCCGGGAAGCTCGCGATTGATAAAGTGGTCGGCGATTTCAAGAATGCCGGCACCGAGCTCAACAACTTCAACAAGCTGACCGGGCTTAGCACTCAGAACGTTCAGTCGCTTGGACAGGCTCTCAAGGCCCAAGGTGGCAACGCTTCCGACGCCTTCGCCGCCATGTTGAAGATGCAGGACCTGATGGCTTCTCCTATCACGGGCGATACCGGGTGGTTTGGAGAGGTTGCAAAGCTGGGCTTGAATCCTGACGCCATTGTCGGTGCGCAGGACACAGCGGAAGCGCTGGCCAACATCGCGGGCGAGTTCGAGCACATGACCTCGCTCAACCAACGCCTGGCGGGAAAGGCGCTCGGGCTGGATGACTCTACCGTCCGCCTCCTGATGCGGGGTCGCGCTGAGGTCGAGAAGCAGCTTGATTCGCGCGGCAAGTTGGCCGTGATGACCCAGAAGCAAATTGAAGACGCAGCACGGCTCACTCAAGCAACAAGCGAACTGGATCAGGTGTTCACCGATATAGGGAACACGATCGCGGGCGAACTGGCGCCGGCCTTTGCCGAGATGGCTGAGGATTTTGTGGAGTTCTACCGCAACAACAAAGAGCTCATTGACTCCGGACTGAAAGAGTTCTTCGGCGGAGTCGCAGATAACGTCGAACTGGTGTCTGTAGCTATCGCACTACTCGGTGGGTCGGCAGCGCTAAAAGGCCTTGCTACCCTGCGTGCGATTGTTGGACTAAGCGGCGCAGCGGCAACGGCTGCAACAGCGGCAGGTGCTGGAGCCGCAGCAGCTGGTGCGGGCGCGGGCGGGGCATCAATGCTGGCCGTTGCCGGCGGCTCGGCCGCTGCTGTCCTTTACTCGAGCAAGCTCAACGAGGGCGAAGACACTGAGCTGCTGAACAACCGACTGAAGAAAGGCGGCGCAGAGGCAGCAGGCGCAACTATCGACTACTTCCGCCAGAAAGGATGGACGCAAGAGCAGGCCATGGGCATAGCAGCAAATGTCCAGCAAGAGAGCGGGTTCAAAGCGACTGCGGTTGGCGACGGCGGCGACGCCTATGGCCTTGCTCAGTGGCATAAGGATCGGCAAGCAGACTTCGCCAAGTTCTCAGGCAAGGATATCCGGAAGTCCACCGGCATCGAGCAACTGGACTTCATCAACCACGAACTGACTCGCGGCAGGGAAAAGTCGGCGGGCGATCAGTTGCGCATGACCACGAATGCCTACGATGCCGGCAGCGTTGTGTCGTCGCAGTACGAGCGCCCTGCGGACCGATTGGGCGAGGCTTCAAGGCGAGGCGAACTGGCGCAGTCATACGCTCCAGATCCAGCACAGAAGCTGACACCGGTTGATCCGCCTGTGCAGGTGGTGGTCAGCCAGATGGCTCATCCCGCCGAGCCACAGAAGGACCTGCAACAGCCTCCTGCGGCTGCCAAGGACGCAAAGCCACAAGAAAGCTTCTTGGAAAGAACCAAAACCTGGCTCGACTCCTACCGCAAGAACTCCCGTGAAGACACAAAAAGCGATGTCGTGGATACCGCAGCACCCGCAGTGCGACCCGATATCGCTCCAACTGCTCAAGAAAAGCGTCCGGCAACAGCTCCATCGCTTGTACCTAAATATCAGGCGCCAGAGCGGGCCCCACCGGAGAGGTCGGCACCTCGCGAGTACGACGTTACCTCCGTCGTGCCCGCCTCAAAGGATGCTGCCCAGTCACCGACTTCGGCGACAGCCCAGGCGGCGCCAGTTCAGCCTTCGTACACAGATAGTCGTGTGTACCACATCAGCGGAGCCGACACGGAGAAGGTCAAGCAGGTGCTCAATGAGCAGATGAGCAAGATGACTGAGCAGACCATGCAGGACTTCAGGAGCCCAGAGCAATGACGCTAATGAGCATTTTCAGCAAGACGCTGCCGAGTATTGGTGGACTGGAGTTCGATGCAAAGCTTGAGGGCGTCACAAGCAAAGCAGTCCTGCTCACCCAGTATCCGCTGGAGTTTGGGGCCAACTCCAATGACCACGCGATTCTGCTACCTAACCGATATCTGTTGACCGGCGCAGTGTCCAACCGGCCGCTCGGCTTGGGTCTGGATGACATCGGGATGATGGGAGCTGGGGTGCTCTCTTCGGCGATTGGAGGTATTGCAGGCGCCGCCGTCAGCGCTGTTTCCGCATACCTACTCTCGGGTAGTGATGGGACTCGCGCGAGCACTGCGTGGGCGGCGCTCACCGCGATCATGGAGTCCCGAGCTAAGTTCGACCTCAGCACAGACAAGGAGATCATGAAGGACATGATGATCATCCGCCTGGATGAGAGGACCCGTCCCGAGAATGAAGATGGCCTCGTTTTCGTGGCTGAGCTGCAGCAAGTTCGAATTGGCCGTGCACAGGTTGGACAGGGTGTGACCTCGGCCGACCAACTTTTAAAAAATGACCCCGTCGCAAGTCAAGGTGCGCCGATGGTTTCCAGCGGGTCAGCATCAGTCGAGGTCATCAAATGAGCCGCTACAAGGTCGGGGTTCAGGCGCTTCCGGCGCAGACGTTCAGTGCACGCTTGGGCGCTAACACCCTGACAATTGAGCTGCAGTGGATGTCGCGGCTCGATGTTTTCAGGGTGAACATTCTGGACGCATTAGGCGTAACGCTGACTGCCGGTCGATTCTTGTTGCCTGGGGTGAATCTCCTGGCGGCCATGTACCCGCTCACCGAAACCGTATACGGCCAGTTGGCGCTCGAAGGCGATCCGCCAACGCCCGGAAACTTGGGAATTGCGAATCAACTGGTATGGACCGATGAGTGATGAAATCTTTCTTCGCCGCTACCGGCTCAAGGTTGGCCGCGATACCGGATCGAGAATTTACGAGATGCGTGCCGACGGCGATGGCTTGAGGATTGGATTTCAAGTCACTCATTTTGCTGGCGGCGCTTTCAGCGTTGCGGAAATCACCATCTACAACGTTTCCGGATTTGCTTCACGTCAGATGCTTGGCGACGGTGTGACTAAGAAATACGAGTTCATCACGCTCGAAGCAGGATACGAAAACCTCTTCGGCGCAGTGTTCGTCGGGCAGATCACCAACGTTCAGCGTGTGATGGAGGACGGCGGCGCTACCCGGGGCATTCGGTTTTTCTGCAAATCGGCTGCCAAGCAGCGCGACGAGAACATGATCAATCTCACGCTGTCACCCGAAACCGATCCGGTCCAGATCATCGAGGAGTGCGGGCTTCCATTCGGCGCAGAAATTCAGTTCTTCGGCGACTTCTCCGAACTGAAACGACGCTCACGGGGCACGGTTCTCCAAGGCAGTCCGACCTCATGCATGAACGAGCTGGCCGAAACATTCGCTTTTGATTGGATGGTCGAAGGCGAGGCGCTAAAAATCATCAAACGCGGCTTCGCAATGCCCAACCAGGTGTACGTCATCAGCTCCGGGACCGGCATGATCGGCTCTCCCGTCGTAAGCGATACAGAGGTCGGCGTCCGTTACCGCCTAAACCCAAAATTAAAGCTGGGCGACACCATAAAGCTGGAATCGATGGCGCCGCGCTTCGAGTTCTCTGGCGCGTTCTTCTATGACATCCCGCGCACGATCGGCGAGGGCTACTACAAGGTCAACTCGCTGGTTTTTGCCGGGGATTCCCATGGCGACCAGTGGGAGACGCAAATCAGCTGCCTGCGCCTCAGTGCGGCGGCTCAAGCCGGAATATCAGCGAGGGCTACCCGATGAGTGATCCGCTTGCCTCTCGTACACAGGCTGAGTTCTCCAAGATGCTGCGCGGCGTATTCGGTGAGTATCTGAAGGACAACATGCGCACCAGCGTGCCGGGTCATGTCCTGAGCTTCGACCCTGTCACTCAGTCAGCCGAAGTACAGATCGGGCTGATGCTCGAAGATCGCCAGGGCGTGCAGCAGACCCGTCGCCCCATCATCCGGGTGCAGGTTCAGTTCTGGGGCGCCGCCGGCGGGACGCTTGAGTGTCGGGTTGCCAATGGCACCGAGGGCGTTCTGTTCTTCTCGCAGGAGTGCATTGACTCTTGGGTTGATCAGGGCGGCGTTGCGGTGAAGTCAGAGCCGCGGCGGTTCTCGATCAACGATGCCTACTTCATTCCGGGCATTCGGTCGATACCGGGCGCCATTTCAGCCTTTGCCAATGACGGTATTCGCCTGCGCAGCCTGGACGGCTCGGCTTACTTCTGGATTCACGACGACAAGACGCTTGAGGTCGACGGCGTCTCTCTCAACGTGAAGTGCACCGCCAACTTTGAAAAACCGGTCAACTTTGAGCAGGCCGTCACCACCGAAGCCACCATCACCAACCACGACATCAGTATCGGTTTCGAGCACGGCCACGTAGGTGTCCAGACCGGTAACGGCGTGACTGGAGTAGTTAACCCATGACCGTCAGAAGACTGGACGCCGATGGCGACTTAGCCGTCGGCAAGAACAATTTCCTGTACGGCTATGGCGCCGAAGAGGTAGCGCAGAATGTGCGCACCAGGCTGAAGTTCTTCCTCGGTGAATGGTTTCTCGATACCGCTGACGGGATGGACTGGTTTGGCAGTGTGCTCGGCAAAGGATCGGCGTTGGTCTCCCGTGAATCAGTGATCCGCCGCCGAATCTTGCTAACCCCTGGGTGCTCGGGAATGACTGCTTTCAGTGTGACTGCCGACATCGCAACCCGTGAACTTACCGTAAGCGCGACCATCGTCAGCCAGTCTGGCGAAAGCGCCGATATCAACTATGTGCAGGCGATTGTCTAATGGCTGAAATCACCGACCAAGGCATCACCGGGCGCTCGCTGAATGAATACCTGGCCGACATCAAAGAAAGAACGCTTGCTATTGACCCTGACTGGAACATCGATCCGGATGCGCCGGACGGTCAGCGCATTGGCATCGAGGCTGAGCTTTTAACGAACCTCGATGAAGGTGTGGTAGCCGCATTCCGCAGCAAGGATCCAGACAGCGCGACCGGCGAAGCATTGCGTAATATCGGGAAGATTTCCGGTGTACAGATGAGGGCGGCCACTTACTCGGTGGCTCCCATCACGATCACTGGCTCAGTCGGTACTGCGCTCCCGGCCGGCTCTCAGGTTCGAAGCAAAGTCGATAACACCCTCTGGCTTACCAGCGCGGCAATCGTAATTGGCATTGGTCAAAGCGCTACCGGTTTTGCTATCTGCGCTACGGCGGGCCGAGTTCTTGCCTCAGCCGACGAGCTGACCATTATCGGCACGCCGTATCCGGGCTGGTCTTCCGTTACCAACAGCGAAGCCACACCTGGCGACGCTGCGGAGACGGACTCGGAATTCCGCGCTCGCCGAAATAACTCGGTGGCACTTGCTGGCAGCAACATGAAAGACAATATGCTCGCCAGCATTGCTAATGTCGCCGGCGTGACTGATGTCAAGATCCTTGAAAACAGCACTGACTCGCCCGTCGACGTAGACGGCATCCCGTACACGGCGATCGCCGTGATTGTGAATGGCGGTGCTGATGCTGACATCGGTCTGGCCATGTACACCAAATACAACCCAGGCACTCCGATGTACCCAAGGTACAGCGCCAAGACTGATACCTGGGTTGATCCGCCAGGAGCGACAGGCGTCAAGGTTGAAGTCACCTCGGCGGTTACCGGCAACATTGAGACCATGACCTTTCAGCGCGCGATCGGTCTGCCGATCCACGTGGCGCTTAACATCAAGCGTGTCGGCGTCCTGCCGAGCGATATCGAAGACCGCCTGCGTGACGCCATCATTGAAGACTCGACGAAGACCCTTTTCGCTGGAGAGTCCGTTACTGGGTTCAACCAGGGTGGGTACGACATTGGAGAACTGGTCCCGGTAGGGCGCTTGTACACCCCAGTGAACAAGACGCTCGGGCAGTATGGCGACAGCTATATCGTCAGCCTGACTATCGGGCGTACCGCAGGCAGCCAGGGAGCCACCCCAATCCAGCCGGGAATTGCCGAGATGGCAACTTTTGACCCTGAAAACATCGTTGTGACGGTGACTCTATGAATCTGGACCATGTCGGGCGCGCGAAGGCGCGCGTCATCAATGAGTATCGCGGCAAGCCGAGGATGGTTAATTGGCTGACACTTCTCCCGGAGGTCGCGAATCAGTCCATAGAGCCCGCGATTGATCAGGTCTACGCGAGCTATGACGTCGATTTGGTAACCGGAGAGCTGCTCGATGTTATTGGCCGAATAGTCGGAATACCACGGCCGATCCTTCGCGGCGCTGCGTATGACGTGTTCGGCTACGCAGGTAACGACAGCTACACCAATTTTAACGTCGCGCCGTACATCGGTGACGGCGCCGAGGTTGACCTTCCGCTTAACAATGATCTCTACCGGAAACTGATCAAGGCAAAGATTGCGCGCAACGTCAGTGACGGAACCAGCGATAGCATCATCCAGTTGCTCGAAATTGTGATCGGCGTGAAGGTCACAGCGCTGAACAGCAATGGTGATAAATCTTTCGACATTGGCATCGCCTCGGAACTGGACAACACCACTCAATACCTCCTCGACAACTTCGACCTGATACCTCGGCCGCAAGGCACCCGGATTGCCCAAATCTTCATCCTGCCTACAAACATCGCTGCCATTGAGCAGGCGTCAGAGCGGATATATCAATTCGCTAATTTCACTCTTCCTGGAGATTTGTCCTGATGGCAAGACAGGCGTTCAATAATCGCTGGGCGCAGGCCGTTGAAACGGAGAACAATCCGACCACCTTCCAGGCCCCAGGGGATATTCGTCTCAACACCGGATGGGAGGGCGGCCAAGACAAGGACGCGCCGCCGGCCGGGCAAGAAAATTGGTGGCATAACCGCGTAGACAGCGCGCTGCAGGATATCGAGCGCCGCGGCGCTATGACCTGGCATGCAGGCGCCATCTATGCGCTCGGCGCACCTTGCTTCGCCGCCGACGGCAACTATTACGAGTCTCTCGCGGATAACAATTCGGGAAATTTGCCGCCGAGCAGTAGCGCCTACTGGCGGTTAATTGGCACGAGCCTGTATTCGAGCTTTAGCGTGGGGGAATACAAGGACGTGGCTCACAATGGGTCGCCCGCTTCTGGATGGCTGAAATGCACCGGCGCGATACTATTGCGCAGCGCTTATCCGCGATTGTTCGCAGTGATCGGCACCAGCTACAACACCTCCGGCGAACTTAGCACCCAATTTCGACTACCTGACTGGCGTGGGCTGTTCCCTCGCTTTCTCGATGACGGCAGAGGGGTCGACACCTCCCGATCGCTTAGCAACATTCCGCAGTCTAGCCAGAACCTCTCGCACGGCCATGGCGCGTCGACACTGACCGCGGGCGCGCACAGCCACACCACCACAGTTCTTCGAGATCGCGGGTCAGGCGAGCTTGGCAATGCCGTTTACGGCGATGAGAACTACTACGGCGAGGACGTTCTGGCTACCAACACTGCCGGCGCACACACCCACACCGTAAGTATCAGCTCAAGCGGTGGCACCGAGGCTCGCCCCATAAACCTGGCTCAAGTTCGCTGGATTCGATACCTATGACCCAGAAGACGGTTTACCAGTACGACGAGCAGGGATGGTACAGAGGCGAGACCCTCGCCGATGCCGATCCCGTTATTCCCGGCAACTGGCTGATACCTGCGGGGGCGACCGAAACAAAGCCCCCCATTTTTACCGCTGGCAAGATCCCTAAATGGGTCGGCTACAAGTGGAAACTCATTAGTCCTTAGGTGAAGTATGGAAACGAAGCGCAAGCGGAAATTCAGCGACAAGATGGAGAAGTTCTGTCTTGCCTATGTTGAAACAGCCAACGCCGCAGAGTCATACCGCATCGCCTACAGCACCTCCAACATGGCGGCAGCCACGATCGGCCGCGAAGGTTACAAGTTACTGCAGCTCCCTCAGATCCAAGAACGTCTCGGCGAATTGCGCGAGCGGGTAATGGACCGCCACCAGATCACCGTAGATTCACTTCTTCTTGAGCTCGAAGAAGCGCGAAAAGCTGCACTTGGCGCAGAGACTCCGCAGACCTCTGCGGCGGTGGCGGCCACCATGGGCAAGGCGAAGCTCATGGGTCTGGACAAGAAGATTGTGGAAATCTCCGGCAAGAATGGAGGCGACATCAAGACTACCTCTACGGTCACAGTGTCCGAGAAGGTCATGAACTCGATCATTGATCGCTTATGAATGAGCTGCTCGATTGGGATTTGATGAGCAGCGAAGAAAAGCAAGCGGCGAAACTGGTAAGCGAACACTCGCCGTTGGCCTTCATGCGCGTATGGTTTCAACTCAACCAAGGAATGAAGTTTCTTTGTAACTGGCACCATCGATACATGGATCTCACCGCAAGGCAGGTTCTTTCGGGCGAATTGAAGAACGTAGTCTTCAACATGCCGCCAGGCGGGACAAAGACCGAATACTGGTCAATCCACCTTCCAGCCTACGTGATGACAAAATTCGAGCGCACACGCAACCTCAGCGTGTCCTACTCGAAGTCCTTAGTCGAAGAGAACTCCAATCGAATCAAGTCCATCATCACCAGTTCTGAATATCAGGATTTGTGGCCGTGCAGCCTGGGCAAGGCGGATGTGGCGAACTGGATAATCACTGACGAAGACGGCCGCAACAAACATCAGATTTTTAGCCGCTCCACCGGCGGGCAAATCACCGGCGTCCGGGGTGGCTACATTTCCGGCGGTTTCACCGGCTTCGTTAACCTAGATGACCCCGAGAAGGCTGATAGCGCCTTTAGTGCAACGATGCGCGCCAAAGCCCAGCGCATCGTCACCAACACATTGCGCAGCCGTCGGGCATCTCCTGACACGCCCGTCATTTGCACTCAGCAACGGCTCCATACCGATGATGTGTCCGGCTTCCTTCTGAAGGGAGGCATGGGCCTGGACTTCGCACACATCAAGGTCCCGGCACTTGTAACGCGCGACTACATAGAGAGTTTGCCTGCCGAGATTCGAGAGCACGCCGAGCGCGATGTCTTCAGCGGTCCATCCATCGTGCGCGGCGGGATTGAATATTGGTCGTACTGGCCGGCGAAAGAATCAGTCGTCGATCTCATGGCGCTGTGGGATCGCGATTCCTACACGATGGTCAGTCAATACCAGCAGGAACCTGTCGCGCTAACTGGCGGAATGATCGACGCAGACTGGTTCAAAACCTACGAGCAGCTGCCGTTCATGGTCTGGCGTGGCGTGTATGTCGATACGGCACAAAAGACCGGCGAGCAGCATGACTACTCGGTTTTCAGTCATTGCGGCCTGGGTATCGACGGCCATCTGTACATCATCGAAGTCGTCCGCGGGAAGTGGGACGCAGGAGATCTTGAGACGGAAGCCCTTCGGGTCTGGCAGCGCTGGCAGCCGTGGGATCAGTTCAGGCCCGCGGCACTCCGCTACATGCGGGTCGAGGACAAGTCCTCGGGCACCGGACTGATTCAGACCATAAGCAAGAAGGGCTCCATCCCAATAGAGCCGCAACCACGCGGACCCGCTGCGAACAAGGTAACTCGCTGCATGGACGCAGTGCCGTGGCTGAAGTCTGGCCGCGTTTACGTGCCAGCCATCTATGACGCGCAGGGAAGCAAGATCGAGCACGTCAGAGACCATCGGGGCGAAGCAGTAGCAACAACCGATTGGGTTGTTCCATTCCTGACTGAGGCATCGGCCTTCACGGCCGACGACAGCCACGCGTTCGACGATCAGGTTGACACGATCTTCGACGCAGTCGCCGACATGCTCATCAGCGCCGGCGGCGACTTTTTCTCCAGCAACTGGCTTTAAGCCCTATCGATATTCATCGCGGACCGGTTTTGGTCGCGCTCATACAATTCGCCTCAAGGAAATACCATGGCTGACCAGACCCAGCGGCTCGAGATCGCCACCGTGAAAGCGGAAGTCGGTAGCAACATTCTGTTCCGGTTTGCCAATGACCCGACATCGAGCCCCACTATTCCTACAGACTCTGGGTCAATCCCTAACCTCAAGCAGGTTATTGCAGAAATCCAAGAAGACGGCGCAGAGAAGATCAGCATTGCCACCACGATCTATCAAAGCGCTGCGGCTGGCCTGGCGGCGACTGCGGATGGCGGCATCTACCTAGTGCAGTCCGCTGACGCTGATGAAATCTATACCGTATGGAAAAACCAGGGTGGAGCAGCAGTAAACACTGGTAAAACAGCGATGTCCTCCCAAGCTGTGCAGGCGGCACTCGATGCCTCCAATGAGGCGGCGCAAGCTGCTGAAGATGCGGCTGATATCGCAACTGCACGCACTTTGGGGCTCCTCTCTCCTAATTCCGTCGCGCCCGTAGTACGAGACAACGGGCTTCCTCTGCAGGCTGGTGATCGCTACTTCAACACCACCGAGCAGGCGGAATACATCTACACCTCTGCCGGGTGGGCGGCGAACGAGAGCCAGCAGGCTATCGCTGATATCGAAGACGCTACCGACCCCACGAAAGGAGCGGCGCTTATCGGGCGCGGCTTCCCGGTGGTTGAAAGCATCGCGGCACTCAGAACTTTGTCAAAAAGCTCTCCTGCGAAGAACGCGTTTGTCGCTAGCTACTACGGCGACGGTAAAACTGGCGGCGGCCCGTTCCGTCTTGACATCACAGACACCACGACCGCTGAAAACTGGGGCACAGTGATTGTTGCGGACGATGGCGGACGCTGGAAGCGGCCGGCATCTTTTACCTTCAACGTCGCGGAATTTGGTGCGCGAGGCGATAACACAAGCGACGATATCATCTCGATTAATAGAACAATTTCAGCGATGCCCGCTACCGGTAATCGGCTGCTGTACTTCCCAAACGCGTCTTACCGAACATCGGCAATGTTCAGCGTGCCAAATGGTTGCAACACCTTTTGCGAGCCTGGGGTCGTATTCCAGCGCTGGGGCGGCGCCACCGACTTTAACTGCGTCCAGGTGAATGGGAATGGCAAGCGCCATGTTTTTGGGATTATAGACTCCTATAAGGATGCCATCGTAATTCGCGGAAACACGAACTGGGTAGAGTTTCAGACAATTTCAAATTGCGGGCGAGGCGTTGTCATCAGCGCAGTCTCTGCAAACAATCTCGACAACAGAGTCAACGGTTTGCAAATCGGCAAATGCACGGATGCAGTAGTGTTCGAGCAGAACGGCAAAAGGACCCAACAGGGCAATGAGATACGCGTCAATTTTGTTTCGGAATCGCTGAATCATTGCGTTTACGATGATCTAGGTACGCATACGGAAACGTCGAACTGGGATTCAAACCTCGTAGAGTTTATGGCGACAGACCCGCTCTTCAAGCCGGGTGCTACTCTACTTTTGAATCGTTCAGCTTTCGCTGTTAGCAACATAAATTTCAGCGTGAAGAGCTGGTGCGGCGGCTTTAACGGAGGAGACGGGACGATGACCGTCATTAGCGGCTCTTTCTTGGCGTCCCAGTACGAGTTTAGTTTCGCAGCAAATCCAACACCAGCAGACATGGTCGGAGCTGGCGCGAGAGCCTCATTTGGATCGTGTCAATGCAAGCTCCTGCGAAATTCGAACCTTGGCGCAGGAACAAGCATCCCTGCCGTACCAGGAAGCACCGATGTATTCAACGGCGGCGTCGCCCTGGTTACGAAGAAGTTCAGGATATCCGTGGCTGTACCGGCCTTGGCGACTGGCGGCCAATCAGCTCGTTTTTTTGATCACATTCTTTCCCAGAATGGCTTTGGAGGAAAATTCAAAATCGCTTCAATAGAGCGCAATGGAAACCCCTACATCATTTCCATCAATGAGCAAGGTAACGTTTTGTTGGGGCGTGTCGCGCTTTGGTTCTACAATCCATCCGCAGCAACGATTCAAGCACAGACTATAAGCTTGGTGATTGAGGCTGGGGATTGAAAGCAGCTTGACAGCTTGGATTTGGTGAAGTGAAGGATGCAAGGAGAGGAGCCCAGGCGGGCTCCTCTCACGACTTAGGTTTAATGATTAAGCGGGCTACCTGGGATTGTTGAGAGTTCTGCAATCAGCTCGACTATGCGGGAGTCAGACTCTTTGTTTGCGTAGCTGTCGCGATGATTGAAGAAGTAGTCATTGTCGTACCGCTTCAGCCGCTCTTCCTTCGTTGCGTTCATCGCGCCGCCACGAAGTTTTTTCTTAGTCTCAAATTCTTCTTTGGACTTCAAGATGTAGTGATTGATGTGGATTTTTTCAGAGGCATTGACCTTGGTCTGGCCGTCCGCCTCTTCATCAATGTTGTCCTCATCAAAATTACCGTCAGCATAAAGACCTTGAAGAAGGTCTCCCTTGTGACAACTGTTTATCTGTTGAATATCCCGATTGCGGTAGATGGTTTTGAACCACAGGTGCTCGGGGTGATTTTCTGGCGCGCAATTCTGAAATCGGGTGGTTACCGGAATATCTTCGTACTTATCCAGATAGGATGATCCGAAGATCTTTTGGTTTACCGCAATCGCTGAAACGCTTACGGGAACAGTAGCAAGATAGTCGTTGATGTTATTGCCGTCGCGCAGCGTTATAAATTCATCAATATCGATGTATGCGACAAATTCATATTCTTCGGGTATTTTGTTCGCAGGATTGTTGTACGCCGAAAGCTGCGGCGAAACGCCTTCAACAGTAGGCCACTTGATGATTTCAACGCTACTTGATAGCGAGCTCAAGACATCCTGAGGACTGTCGGATGAATCATTGTCGTATAGAAAGATTCGGTCAAATCCTAAAGCGAGGTGATAAGACGCCCACTCCAACAGATAACTGGCCTCGTCCTTGGCTATTGCCACGATGCATGATTTCATTTTCTTATCTTCCGCTATCAAGTTGCTATTTCCTTCTTCAGCTTTTCTTGCAAACTTCAACCCTGAGCGCCTACAGAATCAAGATTCGTATTCGCAGAAGAAGTGTTAGTTGGTATTAGTGAAGCGTTCGGAGCAGCTTTGGGCGCCTCTGTAGGAATGATTCCCGTTTTGTAGCCGATACCTTCGACCACGCTGCAGAACAGACGTTCAATCCCATGAGCGTTTGTGCCATCGGCCAAGCCTTTCTCTACGTCAAAATCCTGAGGCCCGAGATGAAGGATTCGATTCATAGCGGCTTGCCGGAACCAGAACATCGACCCTGCAGGGAAGTGGCCATACTGGAAGTTGATAGCCATCTGAGAGGACAGTTGATCGACGATTTCAGTATCAAATGTCATGTTGTGGTCGGTGTGCTTCACCAGGTACTTCTCGGGTACGAGAATGCCTTTAAGGTGATCATTTCGGAATCGAGAGATTATATCTTTCACAAGGGTTACAGATCCCAGAAGGGATTCGTATATCTCGTTCCGAATGTTATCTCCGTCATTTCTGTAAGCACTTTTCTTAGAGTGAATCTTACAAATTGCCATGTAATTAAGAGAGTGGATTGCTCTAAGAGTTTCGATGAACGGAAGAACGTCTCGACCCCTGTTTTCCACTAAGGTTACTCGGGACTGCGGGAAATCGCCTTTGATTTTAGAAATAATCGCAGAATCGGTTGTGGTGACATAGAGGTCAAATCCGATCTTTGTCAGTTTCTTGATATAGCTCTTTATTTCTTCCCACAGTTCGGAATAATGAATGTGCAAAATAACTGCAATTTCATTGTTCTTAACAATTTTCTGGTTGAGGCTAGGCTTCACCGCTTTCTTGTCGAACTGGCTTAGAACGGTCCTGGTCGTTTCAAGGTAGGCGTATCCATACTTACGGTCTGGCTCAAGGTGCGTCCCTTCGGCCCATTCGTTCCAGGCGTTTACGAAAACTAGCTTTTCGTCGGCACTGTACTTGGGGTTATTCAGGGAATTAGTACAGATCGACGAGAGCCATTGCTTGTACTTCAGCAGCGAAAATCCATGAAAAATGTGGCTCGCGTTTTGTTTGCGAGCGGTATTGTCCCAGGAAAGCATCGCAGCCCGGAAAAGCTTGTATTCAGGCTCAGGGCTTTTTACTGCGTTGTCTACGACTTGGTCGTAGCTGAAAACATGCCCTGTAAATTCAGGATTGGTGATGCTGACCTCGCTTTGTATATCCCCGCTGACGACAGTATGCGGCGGAAATTCGACCGAGGCATCAAAACCAAAGGGTTCGGGCGACTTGATGCCAAATGTCTGAGCGCAAACAAGATAAATTCCAGGGAAGCCGTTTTTGACCATTTCCGCTCGCCACAGATCTCCTGTTTCTTTCATTTCAGGGATAATGTTCGGACGGTAGATAATCAGAACTGGGCAACCGTTTACCTTGATGTACCGAGGATCCTTGAAGTACGGCATGAGGTGGTTCAGAAAGGCAGCAGAATCTTCCATGCTGTGGTTCTGCGCAATCAATACATCGTTTTCCAAGCCATCCCATCGGCGCGACCAGTTTTCATTGGCCCAAGTGAGACAGAACGGCATGTCGACTTTTTTATTCGCAAGCATCGCCTTGAGGGGGGTCTCCATCAAGGTTTTACCATCGAACCAATAGAAGTAGTAGCTGAAGCCGTGCACGCCATATTCTTTGGCAAGACGAGCCTGCTCTTCTTGAACCTCAGCTACGCGGAGATCGTAATAACCGGAGTGGATAGGGCAGTGTGGGTGGTTATGACCGACATAGTTAGGAACGGCTTTGCCAACGTTCGTCCACTCGGTGAATCCTTTGCCCCACCATTCATCGTTCTCTGGGAATGGGTGGAATTGCGGAAGATAAAAGGCAATGAGTTTAACGGCTGGGTCGGGAGCGCGCTTCTTGACGTACTTACCGAATTCCTCTTTCGTGTCATCAAATGTGATGGTGGGGATTTCTGACGGAATAATCATGGGGGCATGCAAGCCAATCGGGCCCCGTTTCAGCCGGTCCTGAGCGAGTGCGATGTTGAAACCGATCGTGTTGGCCATCGCTGGATTTTCCAGCTGAGCCTTTTTATAAAGATCGATTGCCACTGCGTACTTTTTGTCTCTGAAGGAAGCATTTGCCTCCGATAGTAATGTCTTCGTCATGTCCGTGCTCTGCTAAGTGTCGTTTGGCGGTGGCAGATCTAATTTTTATAATGTCAGCGGCCCATCTAAATCTGAGCCGTTACGCTTGCATAAAATTGCGCATTGTGGGGTCGTTTTGCCATTAGGTCAATTGCGTAATCCGGCGAATCGCCTTGAGTGGGGCTATCCCGACGGAATGCCCGAAGCCTTGATCTGCAAGGGTTTCAAGGAATGTGCAAGTCACTGAACGAGATGTCGCGCAGCTTTTGTCGCGCCCAACGGCGTTCCACCATTAGCGCATCCTTCTGCCGGCGATTCTTAAGCAGCAATCTGTCAATCGGAGCGTAAAATTTTGTGATCGAAGCGGCCCCATGGTATGACTTATGCTTTATGGTCGATATCACGAAAAGGATCACAGGCGGTGGAAGCATCTTACGCTGTGGAAGTACCTGAGGAAATTCAAGTGGGCAAGCGGAAAGCGTGGAGCGTCTCTAGCATTCCCACGATTCCCCATATAGATCCTAGCGGTCTCGAGCTGCTGCAGAAAAAGATGCTCAGATGCAAAGTGTTCCTGGAGTACGGCGGAGGCGGGAGCACTGTATTTGCTGCAACGCATGGCCCTGCTTCGATATTCACGGTCGCCACTGACGCAGATTTTCTAAAGGCGGTTTCCGACCGACTGGCACAGGTGTCTTACCCGCTCAAAAAGAAACGCCCAAAATTCGCCCCCATATACGTCAACGTAGGCCCTACAGGGAACTGGGGGTTTCCTGCTGATCCGTCTACGGCAGCGAGCTGGCCCAAGTACAGCGTCCACGCGTGGGATAGCCTGCAACTGGCCAAAGTTACGCCGGATCTGATTTTGATCGATGGTCGGTTCAGGGTTGCATGTTTTCTGGCGTCTCTTATTTTCGCTAGGCCAGGATGCACTATTCTGTTCGATGACTACGCTGACAGGCCTCAATATCATAGCGTTGAGAAATTTTTGAAGCCGGTATCAATCGCCGGTCGTATGGCCGAGTTTGTAATCCCGCCAAATATCATGAGCCACAAATTGATACTGGAACTGGTCAAGGCATCAACATCCGTTGAGTAACCAGTTCTAACCCCCCCCCACATATTATCGAGCCCGCAAACGCGGGCTTTTTTTCGTCTGGAGAAAAGCGAATGGCACGAATTTCTGAAGCGCAGGCGGGCGGGCGAAATGTCCTCGCCTTTCTTGATCTACTCGCATGGTCGGAACTGGGGTCCAGCAACCTGAGGCTGTCAGACGACGGCTACAACGTCATCGTGACCGGCACTGACGGCAAGCTCGAGTTGTTCACCGACTACAGCGTTCACCCGTTCGCCGGTGGCCGCAAGTCCAAGGTCTTCAGCAAGAGCGGGCAGACATCGAACGCATCGGGACGCTACCAGTTCATGCTCAAGGACTACGTGCATTACCGCGATCAGCTGAAACTGCCGGACTTTGGCCCTGTTAGTCAGGACCGATGGGCGATTCAGCTAATCAAGGAGCGCAAGGCTCTGGACGATATCAAGGCTGGCCGCATCGAATCGGCGATCCAGAAGTGCCGGAACATCTGGGCCAGTCTGCCGGGCGCGGGCTACGGGCAGCGCGAACACAAGTTTGAAGATCTGCTTGCCCAATACAGCGCGGCGGGCGGGGTGCTCGCATGATCGCCGCGCTCAAACTGGTACCGATCTGGGCGTGGGGCATTGTCGCCCTGATCGTCGCTCTATCCGCCGGGCTGCTCTATCAGACCTTGGCCCTCGGCGACGTGCGCACCGAGTACGCCAAATGCCAATCCGACATCGCCACGGCCGCTCAAGTCGCCAGCGAGAAGGCCCGCGAGACAGAACAGCAACGACAACGCGACATTGACCAGGTACGAGACGATGCACAGAAGCAAATCAAAGTGGCTGCCGCCGATGCTGTTAACGCTCAGTCTGCTGCTGACAGCCTGCAGCTCGAAGTCAGTAAGCTGCTTGCCGGTCGCGCCGCCCTCAATACCCAAATTGCCGTCGGAGGCAAGACAATCCGCGATCTCACCGCTGTGCTCGCCGACCTGCGCCAGCGCGCTGACCAAAGAGCGGGAGAGCTGGCGGCAAGCGCTGATTCAAGCCGAATAGCGGGGCTGGCTTGCGAGCGGGCGTATGACGAGCTGACTCACTGAGACGCCAATATCTCCAGCCGCGAGTGCATTGCGGCTTCCATCAGCACATACAGTTCCTCGATGTCGCTGTCGCGCAGCGCTCCGGCAACCTCGATCCCTCGCACGAATCCCTCCGCGTAACTTCCAGCCTTACGCACGCCGGCGTCATCGGTCGCCACCTCGATCATCGACATCAGCCGCATGACTTCCTCGCGATACTTGGGCGGCAACGCCCCCTCATCCAAAATCATACTTCCTCCCTTGGCTGCACCGACATCCGATCGGCCGGATACTGCCGCATGAATTCCATGCTGTCGCTGGCGGGCGCGTCGAGCCAGTCGTTGTACAGGCCGGCCGGCAGAATCACGACCATGCGCTTTTCATCGTCAGGCTTGTGGTAATCCCGCATGAAGATGTGGTCATCGGCGTTGATCGTCAGCATCGAATAGCTGTGCACGATCTCGCCTTCGGGATTCTTCCACCACTCCCACAGTCCGGCGATGCCCAGTGCCTTACCATCAGTGCGGGCGATGCGCGTGGCGATGGCCTTGCCAGTGCGCCAGTCAGGCTCGTAGATCGCCGCGGCCGGGATGATGCAGTGTTGAGCATTCTTCCAGGCGCTCCGAAACGATGGCTTCTTGGCTGCCGTCTCTGAGCGGGCGTTGTAGGTGCGCCGGGCAATCTTCGTGTCCTTGCTCCAGCCTGGAATCAGCCCGAACGAGCCTTCTACCAATTCCAGAGCCGGGCCGGGCTCATCCTGCTCACCGGCGGGGCGCCGAATGAACGGCCCCATGTACGTCGGCCACAAATCCAATCGTCCCTGCTCAAATGGCTCAACGCCGAACGCCTTCACCAACTGCGCGCGTGATGGTGCTTCGTAATGGCTGCACATAGTTCGTCCGTCGAAATGTGGATATCCAGTATTGACCGCGAAAGCTCAGGTTAGTTAACTGTACGGATATACAGCACTACCGAGAATCGATCATGCATTGCCTCATCACGCGGCGCCGGCACCTTGGCGTGGCGCTCAGTCGCAAAGAACTCAACGACGCGAAGCCCTTTAAGGGTGACGTGAAGATCAGCGAATTGCCCAACGAAGCCTTGGGACGAACAACCGTAGAGGCGCATATCATGAGCTGCGTGTCTCATGCCCCAGACCTCTTGCCGCGGCTGATCGATGCCCGGGTTACTGGAATGGGTACGCTCGGCTGGACAATCTCCGGGCTCGAACAAGTCGGCGATACCTTCTACTTTCAATCCTGGTGGTGCCGTCTTGAGTGA